ATGTAACTATCTGTACATGAAAAATGATCGCACAGAACGAATACGAAAAAACAGACAAGAGGCGAGCGTCACGACGCAACCGCGAGCGAGACCGTATTCGGGAGGACAACGAATTGTGCCCATTGCCGCCAACGCGGAATACTGATCGTCGGGAATCCTGCCGATACAGTTTTCAGTTGTTCTGCGAAACGTACCTTGGCGGGATATTCATCGACCCTTGGAGCGATTCGCACTTGGAGGCCATTCGCCGAATCGAGCTGGTGATTCTCAAGTGCCAGCTTTACGCTTTCGCAATGCCGCGTGGATTCGGGAAAACTAGCCTATGCCTAGCCGCTTGTCTTTGGGCAATCCTCTATGGTCATTGCAAATGGGTTTGTATGGTTGCGGCAACTGGACCGGCGGCGCTGACGTTGCTGGAAGATATCAAGGCGATTCTATCGGACAGTTCGACTTTGGCAGAAGACTTTCCTGAGGCGACTTGGCCAATGCAGATGTCAGAGGATCAGGGCATTAAGGCGAAAAACCTTCGATGGAATGGCGAGCTAGCTGGCATGCGGACGAGTACGAAGCGTCTGGTTATGCCCGATATTCCAGGGGCGGAGTGTGCCAATGCGATAATCACGGTGACTGGAATTCTGGGAAACATTCGCGGCCAACGGAAAGTAATCACGAGCGAAGATGGCGAAGTGACGATTCATCGCCCAGATAGATTCCTCGTAGACGATCCGCAGACATACCAGTCAGCGACGAGCGAAGCGGACGTAAACAAGCGGCTCGGAATACTGGGAGCGGACATCAAAAAGCTGGCTCGCCAAGGCCAGAGCATGGGGGGATTTGTCCCATGTACGGTGATTCGTCCCGATTGTATGGCTGACCAATTGCTTGATCGGGACAAATACCCGGAATACCACGGGACGCGCACGAAACTGTTGACTAGGTTCCCCGATCGCATGGATTTGTGGGAACAGTACGACGACGTTAGGCGGATCGACTTGGCGGGAGGTGGCGATGGAAAGACGATGCCTTCCGAGTTCTTCGCCGAGAACATGGACGCGATGAAAGACGGGTCTGTCGTTGCGTGGCCGCATCTCAACATCGATTACGGGTTGAGTGTGCTCCAGTATTGCATGCACAAGTTCTTAGAGGATCCTGCTGCGTTCTTCGCTGAAGACCAGAACGAACCGCAGATCCAGTCCGACGAAGACGAACAGCTTTTAGCCAAAGATGATATCGCGAAGCTGGCCAATGTATACGAGCAAGGGATCGCACCGGCATCTGCCGAGATCGTCACAGGCCATGTGGACGTCCAATTGCACTGCCTTTTCTATGCGATCGTGGCTTGGAAGGACGACGCGACCGGGTATATCCTTGAATATGGGACATGGCCAAAGCAACGAGCCCGGCATTTTGAGTACAAGAAAATCAGTAACACTCTTGAGAAGGCGTACCCTGGATTGAGCAGGGAAGCACGAATAAGAAAGGCGGTGGCTGAACTGACGAACGACCTATGCAGCCGGGACTGGAAGAGTGACGATGGGACTACGAAGCGGGTTAAGCGGTTGCTGGTTGATTGCAACTGGATGACTGACGAGGTGTATACGGAGTGCCGGGAATCAGAACACCGGGGTATCCTCATGCCAGCCAGAGGTAAATTTGTCGGTGCCGGAACGATGGAATTAAACGAGAACCAAAAGAAGGCGGCTGGTAAGAAGCTCGGATTGCATTGGCGAGTTGAGAAGTCTAATCGGATGCCGATTAAATCTTGCACGTTTGATACGAATTACTGGAAGTCGTGGATTCACAATCGTTATGCCACGGATTCGAAGGAACGCGGATCGCTGACACTATTCAATGCCCCTGCAAGAGATCATGTCACGTTTGCGGCTCACCAGTGCGGCGAATACCCAATTCGAACAGAGGGCCGAGGTAGGATCGTCTACGAATGGAAAGGGAGGCCAGGCCGCCCAGACAATCACTGGTTTGACAATATCGTAGGTGCAGCGGTTGCAGCTTCGATCGAGGGCATTCAGTTACGGGCAACTGGACCGGCACCGGAGCGGCCGAAACGGAAACGACGAGACAAGGTGCAATACTTATGAGTAGCAAACAAACGAGTAAGCAAACTAAAAAACGTGGTCGTCCTCCTGGTGCAAAAACAGAGGATCGAATAATCGTCGTGGAACGGCCAGCAGTATGCCCCATGTGCGGAAGTCCAGACCGCACGAAAAAGGAAACGATTAGGACGATGGAGCACGCCGGGCTCCACATCACATGGTCAAAAGTCGACTGTAATGATTGCCCGTCCCGGTATACGATCCGCTGCGAAAAGCCAGCTTAAAATCGCAATGCTGTTTTCGTGTCTGGATTATGGATCTAGTTGGCAAATAATTCGGGTATGGCAAGTCCCGATAGAGCAGCACAGATAAGCTTCGCGCGGCAGATGGTGTCGGCGTTGCGTACGGCACTTCTCGAAGCCGCAGCCAATGGCGGTGCGGTGTCGGTTAGTTTCGATGGCCAGTCGACGACCTGGAATCATTCAGCGGCTCGTGCTGAATTGGTCGCTTGGGAAAAGAAGCTCCATCGATTACAGCATGGTCGAGTCCGCACTATCAATCTGGATGGTGCCGGATGATCACGCAACAAGACAGACCTGGTGTCTTCTCACGTTTGCGTGGAATGTTGGGATACGAGGCAGCCGACCCAAGCCATAAACGCAGGGATCCCGGTCGACGAATTCGCAACAGCGATCAATCGACTACAGAGGGACAGCGGCGCCAGTTGATCAATAGTGCTGGCGACCTGCAACGCAATTTCGCCGTGGCTGCATGGGCTATCCGAAAGCATCTAGATTACGTTTCCAGTTTCAACTTTCAAGCTCGCACGGATAACCCGGAATTCAACCGGCAGCTTGAGCAATTCGTTGCACGTTGGAGCACACGAAAACGTTTCGATGTAGCAGCCCGGCACAATCGGCGGCGATTCATCCGCATGGTTGAAGCCCGGCGCGTTGTCGATGGTGACGTATTCCTGATCAAGCAACGAGGCGGCCAGCTCCAAGCAATCGAAGCCGATCGAGTACGGACAGCGGACAGCATCCAAGACCGCGTAGAAGGTGCCACGTATACGCACGGGATACGCGAAGGCCGAGGCGGACGACTGGCCGCAATTGCGGTTCATCAGCGAGGCGACCGGGGGCAAGGTTATACGTTCGAGCGAGAAATACGCGAAGCCAACGTATGCCAGCTCGCCTATTGGCAGGGCATGTCGAAGCGTGGAATCAGTCCGATAACGGCGGCCATCAACGAGTTTCAAGACGTCCGTGAAGTCAAGGATTATGCACGAGCGAAGGCCAAAGTGACTCAGTTATTCGCGTTGGCATTTAGCCGCGACGCGGACGACAACGAGGAAACCGTAGGCGGTGGCTATGGTTCAATTGACTTTGGCAAAGGCCCGTTTTCAGTCGACCTAGACAGCGGCGACAAGATGGAGTTTTTGGAAAGCCGTCATCCCTCGACGGAGTTTCAGGCGTTCCTGCAAGTTTGCTTGATGGCGGCGTTGAAGTCCCTGGATATTCCATGGAGTTTTTACGACGAATCATTCACCAACTTCTTCGGTTCGCGTGCGGCGTTGATGCACTATTTGACGTCGACCAAATCAAAACGCGAAGACCTTCAAGAGTTGCTCGACGAGCTAACCCGATGGCGTGTTTCGCTGGCAATTGGGACAGGCGAAATCGTCTTGCCTGCCGGTGTAACACTCGCTTCTCTTCGATGGGAATGGGTGGCGGATGGTGTGCCCTGGTGGGATCCACTGAAAGACATCAAGGCCAACATCTTGGCGATTGAAGCCGGGCTAACAACGCGGAGCAAAGTGGTCAAGGAAGTCTACGGAGCTGAGTGGACGGACACGATTGACCAACTGGCGATCGAGCAAAGATACGCAGCCGACAAAGAGGTTTCGCTATCCGTAACCATGGGAGATGCAGTCGATGAGTACGACAGCGACACCGGCGAAGCGTAGTAACCTGTTTAGGTCGATCGCCCTCCGTGGTGCCCCTGAGCAAATCGATCGAGAGAACGGCGTATTGCATGGCGTCAAAGTAATCGAGCTTGGCCCGTTGAAAGACGGCGACCCACGTCCCTATTACGTCGACATGACGACCCTGGAACAAGTCGTAGAACTCGGCAACCGACCCAACAAGGGAATCAAGTCGCGGTTCACGCATCCAAACATGAGTGAAGACGGCCTAGGCAAACAGCTAGGCAAGCAAAAGAATTTCAGCATCCAAGGTAACGCGGCAATCGCTGATTTTCATCTCGGATCGTCGGCCAGAAAAGAGCATTCAGATCATGTGTTTGACATGGCAGCGGAAGCGCCGGAAGACATCGGACTTTCCATCGTCGCGGTGTTTGACGACGAGGCGATGGAATCCGAAGCGAACGAAGACGGATTACAGCCGATTAGGTTGACTGGATTACGTGCCGTAGATTTCGTCGGTGAAGGTGCGGCAACGGATGGCCTATTTGACTTGGATGATCGCAGCGGAATTCCGGCAGCGGTTACACAGTTTTTAGATACGTATTTTGCGGATTCTGACCCCGAAGACGTGGCCGATCGTGCGCTAGGTCTGCTGAGACGGTATTACAGCCGCGATTTCTCACGAGGAGATTACGAGATGACGACACAAGCTCAAGCCCCTGCGGCACCAGTTGCCGAAACCGACGATTTCAACCGAGAACTTGGCCAGCGATACATTGCCGCATTTGGCGAAATCGGCGCGGCATGGTTTGTCGAAGGCAAGACTTTCGAGGACTGCTTCGCCTTGAAGATGGCCGACTTTGAAACGGCACTTGCCGCCAAGGATGATCAGATTGAACAGTTGCAAGTCCAGATCGAAGCGGCATTGGCTGCGGCCGGTGAAGCCGATCCATTGGACAGCACCGAAGGCGTCCAGTTGAGCGACGAAGACAACGCACTTGCAGCCAGAATCAAAGTACTGGTCGAGGAAGGCCATTCGCCGAATCGAGCCAAATTCATGGCGAATGCGGAAGCATCTAAGGTATCGCACAACTAGCAGCCGAGCGGACTACCCGACAAGGATAATTTAGAAACTACCTAGGAGACAAAGCCATGGCTAACGCATGGAGAAGTACTGCGGACGTCGTCACGATGAATTCCGATCTTGGTTTCATTATTTCCGATGTTTTAGACGGCGCCCCGTTGGTTGCTCAGATGGCAGCCCGGACAGCGATGAAAAACACGATCACCTATTCCAAGCGGACGGTTAACCCCGTGACAGCATTCCGTGCGGAAAACGACGGATTGGAAAACACGGATTCGACGACCGTGGCAGTCACGACGACGTTGAAGATTCTGGATGCGTCGTTTTCGGTAGACGTTGCCGTAGCCGATGCTCGTGAAGACGGATGGGCAAGCGAAGTTTTCGATGAAGGCCAAGCACACCTGCGTCAAGCGATGGCAGAAGTCGAGAGCCAGATTTTTTACTCGACTGGCACCGGCGGCCAATCGGCGGGTTTTGTCGGCCTGAATACGCTATCCAACCTGGACGACATCGCAGATGCCCAAACAGTGAACGCTGGCGGGACAACCGCCACGACTGCATCCAGCGTTTACGCGATGCGATTCGGTGAGCGTGACGTCGAATTAGTTTGGGGTCAACGCGGCCAGCTCGCAATGGGCGACATGTCAGTCGTTCCGGTTGCTGGTGCAACTGGCACATTTCCGGCGTACTACACTCCGATTACCGGGCTCGTTGGCTTGAAAATCGGTGGTGTCTCTTCCGTAGTTCGCATCGTCAACGTGACAGCCGATTCGACAAAGACGCTGTCCGATGACCTGCTCGCAGAAGCAATAGTCACAATGGACGGTGGAGCCCCTGACGCATTTGTGATGGGTAAGCGAAGTTTGCAACAGTTGCGAGCAAGCCGTACCGCGACGAATCCAACCGGGGCTCCGGCGCCGTTTCCCGTCGAAGCGTTTGGTGTTCCGATTATCGTTTCGCCACAGATCCTCGAAACCGAAGCATTGGCTACGTAAATGGCTAGCTCGATGAAATCAGCAGCGTTGGCAGCCAACAAGGCGCAACGCTCGGCCGCCGGTGAGGCTATTACGTATAAGCGTGGCGTAAACAGCGTGTCATTAACTGCCGTGATTGGGACTTCTGGATTCGATCAGGTTGACGCTATGGGAATAGTCGAGCGAATCGAGTCGCGGGACTATTTCATCGAAGCTGCAAAGTTGATTATTGATTCTGCGCTAATTCTGCCGGGGATTGGCGATTCGATATTGGAAACGGTTGACGGCGTAACGTATACGTACGAAGTGATGACTCTCGATGGCCAACCGGCGTGGAGATACTCAGATCCATATCGGGATAAATTGCGAATACACACAAAACAGATCGTGATTAGTTGAGCGACATACTGACACTAAATGACGCAGTGGTGGACAGCTTGAATGGAGCTGTGTTTACCCCTACGTTTACGGCCGTGAAGTCGTATTTTCCGAGGACTAGCCGAACTGGCAGTGTACTCAGAGTATTTGTAATGCCGGTAGCTGACGAGGCTATCAAGTTACAATCTCGTGAAAAAAAACAACAGCATGACTACAGTATCCAAGTCGGGATAATTTCACCTGTAGCTGTTGTTGATGGTGTGGTGGATGTTACGGAATTCGAGTCATTAGTTAACCTGACGGAAGCTATAAAAGACCACGTAATCGGGGCGACTGATATCCTGTCGGAATCTGGAGTCAGTCTATTTCAAGTCGTGCATAATCCAATTTGGGACCAATCGATTCTGTCGGAAACCAACGAGTATCGATCGGCTCCTGTTTTTCAATTTCGCGTCATAAGATCTTAGAGGAGATATTTAGATGGCATTCCATGGCGTGATGGGTAAAAACGCAATCGCAGCATACAATTCCGCGACGTATAGTTCCCCTACTTGGGTGACGATCGTAGCGGTTCGTGATGTGAGCGTTTCGCTCGGAAAAAACATGGGCACCGTTACCAGTCGGGAAACGGACTGGGAGTTAAAGGGTGCCGGATTCAAGACAGCATCCGTGACGTTCGGTTATCTACATGAGCCGACTACGGATACCGTATTTGATGCGTTGCTAGACAGCTACATCGCAGATACTCCGGTCGACATGATATTTTCGGATGGTGCCGTTGCGACAACCGGCAACCAAGGACTACGGGCTCATTTCATCGTATCGGACATGAGCCAATCGCAGGATATGGAAGAACCGTTAATGTTTGATTTTACGATTGACGTGACGCGTTTTGACGATTCAGGGACACTACGAAATCCGCAATGGTGGAGTGCTTCATAATGGAAAACAGTATCGAAGAAACATTGAAAGTTATTCGCAAAGGCTGCGAAGAGGCCGCGAAGAAAAAAGGACGATTGGTCAGCGTTTTGGCGTCTGATGTGGTTGCTATCATTGACCATTTGGAGTCCAAGTCTGGTGGCAAAGTCCCGAAGGAGAATAAATCCTAATGACGAGTTTTCGGGGGAACGATGGAAGCGAATGGCCAATTGTGATAAGCACGGCTACGCTCATACGATTGCGAGAGGCAATAGACGTTGACTTGATGAAGGTGGTTGACGGTGAGCTACTCCAGCAACTGTACGAGGACCCAGAGTTGTTGTCCAAGGTGGTATTTCACGTGTGCCAGCCGGAATCGGGATTTGCCGAGTTCGCGGAACTATTCAGCGGTGACGCACTCGACAGCGCACACGATGCCTTGATGGAGGGCCTCCTCTCTTTTTTCCCGAAAGCTCATCGCGAGACACTCGAAGCGATTCTAAGGACGTCGAGAGAGGGACAGGCGAAGGTCATGAAGGTCCTGAACGGTCCAGCGGTGAGCGAGGCGATGACGAAGGAACTGGACGAATTGGAGGAAAAACTCCTAGCAACTCTTGGATCGCATGGAAGCGAATCTATCAACTAGCTGGAATCGTAGGCGTCGATCCTGCCCCGTTTTCATTGCGTCAGTTGACGTGGATGGCGGATACGAAGATGGCTCGTGACTGGGATCACACTGCAACGCTAGCCTGTTACATAATTCGCATGAACGGCGACCCTAAAAAAGTCAAGTCGATAACTCCCCAATCACTCCATCCCTACGAGTCTAAAAAACGCCGTAGGGCCGGTAGTGGAATCGGCATCACTGCCGGAAATATACACATCCTGAAGAGGATTTTCGTCGATGGTTTTCCCAAGGATTAAGACGGATCTATTCTTTGACTCGCCACGGGTGATAACGGTTATGGACCGGGCGGAAAAACGAGCCCTCTCCAAGGCTGGTGCGTTCGTTCGACGGCGGGCTCAGTCAAGCCTGAGACGGCGGAAGAAGTCATCACCACCTGGAAAACCTCCATCTCGCCATGCTGGCACAAAACAGAGCCTCAAGTTTATCCTGTTTCTGTACGAGCCACATAATCACGGCGTCGTTGTTGGTCCGGTCAAGTTCACTGGTGGCGGCGATGTCCCGAATCTGATGGAACACGGCGGAACGGCGGTTATACGCAAAAAGGCACGTAGCAAAATCGCCAGGTATGCACGTCGGCCATTTATGGGGCCAGCGTTGACGGAAGTCTCGGCCGAACTCCCTGCGATCTTTTCAGGTGAGGTACGCGTCTAATGGCTGCAAATATTCGAGCGGGACGAGCGTTTGTGGAAATGACCCTTGATGGTCACAATAAATTCAAGAGCGATCTAGCCAGATCGGGTGCTCGTCTTAAGAAGTTCGGCCAGACTGCCAAGTCGGTAGGGAAAAACCTACTAGCGATGGGAACTGCGGCGGCGGTGCCTCTAGCGTTGTCCGCTAAAACGTTTGCCGAATTCGACGACAAGATGCGAGCGGTTAAGGCAATCACAGGGTCGACCACAGAAGACTTTGCAAAACTTACCGCAGAAGCAAAACGGCTTGGCGCGACTACCCGATTCAGTGCGAGCGAAGCGGCTGAGGGTATGCGGTTTCTGGGGATGGCTGGTTTCAACACTGAGCAAATCATGAAGGGTTTGCCGGCAGTGTTAGACTTGGCTGCGGCTGGAGCCGTCGAACTCGGAATGGCGGCGGATATCGTTAGTGATGTTGGGAGTGCATTTGGATTGACGGCTGATGAGGCTGGCAGGGTTTCAGACGTGATTGCCCAAACGGCTAGCAGTGCAAATACATCCATCGAAATGATGGGCGAATCCTTCAAGTATGTAGCTCCAATTGCCAAAGCGGCAGGTCAAACACTTGAGGAGACGAGTGCCGCGATTGGCTTGCTGGGCAATTCGGGGATCAAAGCCAGTTCTGCCGGTACGCAACTGACTGAGATCATGTCCTCGATGGGTGGCAAGTCTGCGAAGGCACTTGAGAAAATGGGGATCGCCACTAAAAACGCGGATGGCTCGTCTCGGCGATTATTGGACGTGATGACAGAGTTGGGTGCCGCAACAAGAGGAATGGATCCGCTCGATCGGCTGAACACGATGATGGACCTATTCGGCAAGAGAGGTGGGAGGGCTGCGATTGTTCTAGCTGATGCTGGCAGAGCAACCGATCAAATGCGAGTGAAGATGGATACTGCTAATGGTCGTGCCAAGGCCATGGCAGACACGATGGAAGGCGGAATCGGTGGAGCATTCCGGCAGATGAAAGCGGCGGTTGAGGGTGCTGGAATCGCTATGGGTAAGGCCCTTGTTCCGATGCTCCTGCTAGTCACTGAGCTAACTAAAAAAGTCGCTCTGTGGTTTGAAGAGAATGCTGGGGTTGCAAAAATACTGGTAGTCGTCTCCGCTGGGTTGCTGGCGACTGGTGCTGTACTCGTGACGTTCGGTAGTTTGCTCACAATCGCCGGGGCTGCAGCTACGGCGTTTTCAACTGCTATGGCCGTCATGGGTGGCGTGGTTGCGTTCCTTATGTCGCCGATCGGATTATTGATTGCATTGATTGCGACGCTGACTGCTGGCCTGTTGTACTTCAGCAATGCGGGTAAAAAGGTTCGGACGATGTTTGGAGGTGGTGCAAAATCAACAGAACTTAAGTCTGATAAGCACAAGGAAGACGCGTTGGATCAGCAAAGGGAAGTGGCGGCTGCAGAGGCAAAATCAGCGGAACTAAGATTGCAGAGTGCGGCGATGTTGAAATCAGCAATCTCAGCAGAGGGCGACGAGCGAGTCAAAAAACGACGGGCGGAAAAAGGCCGGATGGACGAGAGCAACTTCGATGACGTCAACTCTAATCTTGGTCAGAACCTGTCGGCGTCGAGCCCGCGAGGCACATTTTCCAGCATCCAAGCGGCAAGGATGAGCAGAGGGACGATGCCTGAGATGGTAAAGGTTGCTGAGGAAACCGAGAAGATGCGGAAGCTACTGGAAGCCGCCAAGCGTGCCAAAGAAGTTATCCGGTTTGGTTAAGGGAAAACATGACCACAATCTTTGAAGCATTTGGGAGTCGTGATCGGTCTGGCCAGCAGGATGGCACGGGCTCGACTGCTGAACTGTTTTATATAATCGAAGGCACGACGGATGATCAGGTTGCTATCGATTTAGCGGCGAACCATTCGCCTATTTCCTATTATAGACTTGTACGAGACACGATAGACGTCAACCAGGTTGCTCCAAATCGATGGGAAGCCACGGTTAGATACGTCGATCCTGACAAGCCAGATGAAGAAGAACCGGGTGATCATGTTGAGGTAGGTGAGGGTGTTTTCTCGTTTGATACGACGGGTGAAATCATACACATTGATGCCGTCAAAAAAGGGAAATACACAGAATACTTTCACACAGCTGCTCAAGCTGTTTCTTTCAAGGGTGCGATAGGTGTGCATTCCGAAGGGGTGGATGGCGTTGATATCGTGTCTCCTGGATTGCGGTTGACTTATCGAACGAGGTTAGCCAAAGAAGATGTGACATTACAATGGATTAAAAACGTAGCCGCGATCACGGGGACAACCAACAATAATACGTTTTACACGTTCGCTAAAGGCGAGATGCTATTCCTTGGCATGCAAGGCGAGCAGTCGGGTGAAGCGGATCCAGAAATGACGTTTAATTTCGTGGCGTCGAGCAACTGGCCAATTGCAAGGACGTTTGAGACTCTTGATGGTGATGTGGATGTTTTCAAAGATGGGCATCAGTATCTATGGAATTATTACATCAAGGGGAAAGATGACGCCGCTAAAAAGACAATCCCAGTGCCGCATGGGATTGTCGTCGATACGGTGTACGAAGAATCAGATTTTGCAAACCTAGGAATTGGGACACAATAAAATGGCATCACCAAGATTACCGAACGGTGTGATTATCGAAGGTACGATGGTTCTAGCCGGAACCACTATAAAGCCGGGGGTTACTCGGGCTAATATGGCTCAACAGTCGGCCGCGCAATTCGCTATTCCGTGGGAGGCATGGCGGGTGCACGATGCGTATCAGACTGTATTGCCAGGCACTGCGGCAACCGATGACCTTGGGCTTATTGGCGGTACGTTCGGGACGGGTGTTCCATCGCTTCAGTCCAGCGATGCGAAAGCAACCACGGTTACGCAATACGCTCGGGCGGTCGTTCGGATGCCGATCGAATACGACACTGCATCCGATGTCTCACTGTTGTTTCATGCAGGGATGAAAACGACGGTATCGGATGGGACGGCTACGCTTGATGTGGAGGCCTATCTCTCTGATAAAGAGGGATTGGTCGATGGTGCCGACAAGGTGACAACGGCAGCAACCACAATCAATTCGCTAACGTTAGCCGACAATACGTACGTTGTGAGTGCAGGTTCTCTTGAGCCCGGCGACGTGCTTGACGTACGCATCACCGTGGCAATCACGGATACAGCAACTGGAACAGCTGTACTTGGTTGGATCGGTGGAGCCTGGTTACAGTGTGATGTCCGGGGTTAATCGATGGCTAAAAAAGTAATTCCTGGGCAACCGTTCCAACCTCGCGCATCAGAGTGGAATGAGTTTGTTGATTCAACTCGTCGCAAACCTCGTCAATTATTTAGTAATCAGCTAGGGAAAGGCCCGTACGTTGAGAACCTGAGCGGTAGCGACTTAGATAAGGGTGATGTCCTTGGAATAAGTGGCGTAACGTACGCGTTTGCCGACAATGAGGAAGAATTTGCCGAGTCGATTACCTTTACCGGTGTGACTCCTGTAGTGGCTACGCATGCTGGGAAATTCGTAGTGCTGCTTGAAGCTTGCTTAGATACTCATTTCGCAAGGTGCATTACGACAGGCGTTGTCCAAGTCCAAGTGGACATGATTGACGCCGACGACAATTGGTGCGACGTCAAAGCCTCGAATGCGGAATTATCTAGCTACGGCGCTGGCTCTGCACAAATCCTACACAAACCCTCTGGTACTGGTGTTAAGTGGTGTGTGGTGCAACTTGGTATGAGCTATGGGCCAGCGATGCGATATCGTGGCCAGCAAGTCGGAGCGTTACTTGTTTCCGATCCTAACAACGTAGTGGATAATCTAATCGCGTTGGATGGTGTACCTGTTGAGACATCGGTGACGGCTGATAACGTCCTGAATTGGTCTAGCGACGACAACGCGCCAACTTACATTGAGTACAACGCGGCATCCGAGGTGTGGGAAATGTACAACGTGGAGTGCCCCGCCTAATGCCTGGTTATCCATGTTGCTGCTCAAGCGGTTTTGGTTGTGACGATTGCACGTCGACTGCACCTGCAAACGTTACTGTTGATATATCGACCGTAGCCGATGACCAGTGCAGTGACTGCACAGGACTCGACGATAGCTATTCAGTTCCCGAAGTTGGCTATTGTCGTTGGAATGATACGTTCGTTATTTCAGGCATAGACGCTTATGGGACTGAAGTTGATCCATGCACAGTCCCCTATTTGCGATTAGAGATTGATGTTTGGGTTAAGAATTTCACGATAGAAGTCGACATAGAGTTACGGGCGCTATCGGGTGGTTGGGTGGAAAAATTCTATTTCGTAGACAATACACCCGATTATGATTGTGCCAATTGGCTTCAGGTTGATATCCCATATTCGTCGAAAACTGGCGGTGTCAACGGGTATTCATGTGATTTCAGCGGCGCGACAGTCGAGATAACTGCCTCATAATGCAAACCATCAAATGCAAGTGCGGCAGAGTCGTCACCATCACCAAACAATCAGTGCGTTGTGGATGTGGCGAGAGGGTGTACTCCGATGGCACGTTACCCATGTGGAAGCCTGAATCCCCCTGTATCCACCGTGGCGAATCAACCCGCGCAGTCGATTGCCCGTCATGCCGTGGTAGCGTAAAGGTGAAGGTGTTCCAGTGTTCAATTCACGAGGAATGCACCATCAAGAAACGAGCAGGCGAATTACAGACCTGCCTAGGCTGCGTGGATCATGCCTAGCTAGCGTGTAATCGCATGTAACAAGATGTCACGAGCCCAGGCACTGCCACCCATTCTCGCAATCTGGCTGAATTCCGCCTCGGTCAGTCGTATCTGCAATACCCGCTTACGCGCGGCGCCACCTAGTGGTTTTCTCCCACGTTTCTTGGGACTTTCCTGTGGTTTGCTTGCTGCGGCCATAATTATTCCCGGAATTATTGTCGTACACTATTGACGCTACCGATATAATGTAATACATTGAGCAAATCAAAGCAACCAACACCACAACGCAAGCAGGAACGAAACAAGGATAACCAGTAATCATGGATGATCGAAACACCGAATCAGATCGGACATGCCTGCGTTGCCGTAAGGTGTTTCGGTCGCTAAGTGCCGCTAATCGAATTTGTAAGCGTTGCACAAGCAAGAGGCCAGAATCTTCAGGCGTCGAGCAGAAGGTGGTAAGCACCGTCCCGAATCGAACAATCAAGGATGTGGGTGACATATGAGCGAATCAAGATATCAGTGGATTTTGGACATCGATTGCAAGGCATACATCACCGAACGACTGGATCAACTGGGTCCGCTGGCTGGACACGATACGCCTTACCCATATGCATTCGGTCGGCTGAGCGTCAATTTCGCACAGGCTCAGGAAGCGATACGTCAGCTCCAATCAGAGATTGCAAATACCAACATGAAAGCCGCTCATGGCTGTTACGACTTTTCCTGTCCTGAGTGCGATGCAAGGAGTGAATCGAAATGATCATGGACAACCGATTAGAGGTGCGCAAAACGGACGAGGATATTATCCGATGGTGCGAACAGGAAGGAATCAAGGTGTACGTCATGACGACAAAAAACGAAACGCCCGATTGGCACAACGACGAAACACCGATCGAGCGATACGAGCCGATTCGGTGGAATGCGTTTGCGGTTTGGCTGGGTATCGCGGTGTTCAGCGGTGGTGGCTGGCTTGGTTTTCTATTTGCTATGTGGTTGGAATCATAATGCACGAATTTATTCAGCGGGCTATCGCGTTGCTCGAATCGGAGCAGTACCCACGATCATCGAAGGCGATTGCGAATACAGTAGCGGCACTGAGCGGCAACCGGTTTGATTCGTTTGAAATTCGGCGAGCGTTGCGGTTGCCAGCGTACGAATTGAACGACGGTGGATGGAGGGTTAAGCAATGAACAACGAGTACTTAGACTTCATCGCCAAAAAAACGCAGTATCGCGATGCGGTGGGCGATACGGTTGAGGCTGAGAGCCTGCCTGACTTTTTGTTTCCGTTTCAGCGGAATCTAGTTGAGTGGTCGATCAATATGGGGCGGTCGGCAATATTCGCGGATTGCGGACTAGGCAAGACCGCAATGCAGCTAGCATGGGCGAATCATTTTGTCCGATCGACAAATAAGCCCGCTCTAATACTGACTCCGCTTTCCGTTGGGGCTCAGACAGTCAGAGAGGCGGATAAGTTTGGGATCGATGCCGTTCGTTCGCGAAGTGGCGAGATGCCGTCGGGGGCGACTGTTGTCGTTGCCAATTACGAGCAACTGCATAGGTTCAGTCATCTCGACTTCTGCTGTGTCGTCTGCGACGAATCCAGCTGTATCAAGGATTTCAGGAGCAAGCGGAAGGACTCCGTAGTCGAGTTCCTTCGTATGATTCCATACCGATTACTTTGCACGGCGACCGCAGCCCCTAATGATTACTGGGAGCTAGGCACATCGTCCGAGGCACTGGGGCTACTTGGATTCCGTGACATGATCACTACGTTTTTCAAACAGGAAACGTCTAAGGACCATTTGGGATGGGGGAGAACTAAGTACCGATTCAGGGGGCATGCGGAAGAGCCGTTCTGGAATTGGGTTTGTTCATGGGCTCGATCAATGAGACGACCAAGCGACTTAGGGTTTCCTGACGATGGGTACATTCTGCCAAAGTTGATTGAGAGAGAATTAGTGGTCGACTGCGAAAAGACTAGGCCGGGGATGCTCTTTTCGATGCCCGGAAAGACGCTCAACGAACAGCGGGCAGAGAGGCGGAATAGCATTCCTGAACGCTGCGATAAAGCGGCGGAGATTGCAAACGGCGTTGAGGGGCCGGTAGTGTGCTGGTGCGAACTCAACGATGAGAGTAAGCGACTGACAGAAGTTGTCGACGGAGCGAAGCAAGTCACGGGATCGATGAGGGATGAAGAGAAAGAGGAAATCCTCACAGCGTTCTCGACAGGCCAGATAGATCGATTAGTCACTAAGCCAAAGATCGGAGCTTGGGGGCTGAACTGGCAGCATTGTAGCGACATCGTTTCATTTCCTAGCCATTCCTACGAGCAGTACTACCAATCAATTCGGCGGTGTTATCGATTCGGACAAGAGAGCGAAGTGAACGTTACTACGATAGTCAACGAGGGCGAGTGTGGAATATTGGGTTCGCTGAAACGTAAGTCGAGCCAGGCCGAAACGATGTTTTCATCGATCGTCAATCACATGCACAATGCACTACATTTAATGTCGATGGATACCTTTGACCAAAAAGAGGAGCTACCCGAATGGCTGTGACCCGACAAGTTAAGACGGATCGGTACGCGATCTATAACGGCGATTCTGCGGAGGTACTCCAGTCACTGCCCGATAGTAGCGTTCACCTGTCAGTGTACTCACCTCCATTTGCCACCGAGAACGGAGGTGCTCTATACAACTATTCCTCCAGTCTCCGCGACTTATCGAATGCCAGAACGTACAAGGAATTCTTCGAGCATTATCAGTTCATCGTTGAGCAGATAGCTAGGGTTACCTTGCCAGGTCGAATAACGGCGGTCCATTGCATGGATGTACCGAAGCAGGGAGCGAACATCTGCGGGTACTCGGACTTCCCCGGCGACATCATTCGGATGCACGAGAAGCTTGGATTTGAATACCTGCCTAGGATTTGCATCTGGAAAGAACCACTAGCGGTACGTAATCGCACTATGAGTAAGGCATTGGCACACCGTCAAATAGTCGAAGACTCGACAAAGACCAATATCGCTGCCGGGGATTATCTGATTCCGTTCCGCAAAAAGGGCGAGAATAAAATACCTGTCACGCATCCGTCAGGTCTCTTGGAATATGCTGGCTCAAGAGAGATGCCAGCGGACCTAAAGTCACTACGCGGATTCGATGGAAACCAGATCAAAAATCGATACTCACATTGGATATGGCGGAATTACGCGAGCTGTTTTTGGGATGACATCCGGCTAGATCGCGTCCTGCCGTACGACGAATCCCGTGGCGAAAAGGATGAGCGGCACCAGCATCCTCTACAACTTGATGTAGTCGACAGGGCTGTAACTCTATGGAGTAACTTAGACGAGGTAGTGTTGTCTCCATTTATGGGCGTCGGATCAGAAATATACGGGGCGGTGAGTATTGGCCGGCGTGGCATTGGATGCGAACTGAAGCCGGAGTATTTTTCGCAAGCCGAAAAAAACTTGGCGGAATACTCGCCTGAGATGGAAAACGAAAACATGTTGTTTGACGAGCCAGAATCAGACGAGGAATTCGACATACGCAAGCACGCGGAATTCGGCGGGCATTGCGGCCCGGTAGCAAAGATCGAATAAACAATAACCCGGTGACCTTGCGGTTGTGTAGATGTTCACAGGGCAGCGTGTAGCTGAGGCGTTAACAGTCGCCTGATCCGGGATCTTACATGAGGCAGAATTGATGAGTGATCCGCAAACTTGCCATACGTGCGGAAAATACTATTGCTCGTGTGTTGTCATCGAGGACATGTACGACGACGCACGACGAATACCTACACGCAACATAGAGGAGCAAACCGAAGATGAATGATTCCCGAATAGCGGAAACGATCAAGATTGGTGGCGGCGTGGAGTACGCAAAAGTATCTACGCGTCTAGCCGAATTCCATAAGGACAACACCGAGTGCAGCATCGAAACGGAGTGCGAATTCAAGGACGGCTGGGTGATGTTCTCGGCGCGAATCACAACGTCACGAGGAATATTCACCGGTCACAGCATGGACAAAGCTAGCGTACGACCCAAGCAATTCGAGAAACAGGAAACGATTGCGGTTGGACGTGCTCTGGCGTTTGCGGGCTATTTGTCATCCGGGGAAATCGCCAGTTTCGACGAGATGTCTGATGTCAGTCAGTTGGCGCCGTCTTCAGACGTGCCTTTCGAGGAGTGAGACTTTGAGGCGTTACCATCGAATCGATCCTGATGACATGAACGAAGCACCAGAAAGAGAAAATGAAATGGCGAATAAAACGAATCCAAGGAATATCAAATTAGACGGTACTGATTATTCCGTCGGTTTTGGGCAGGGGGATGATGGCGACGAAATAGAATATCTAATGGATGCACTGCGGCGATTACGGGACGAGCCGACGACTCGACAGTTAGAGAATGTGGGTTTCTGGTGCAGGGCGGTGGCTAATTCTGCCTCTTCGATCGCTTGGTCATCCGTGAAACACTACGCCGAGCACGAGAAGAAGACGAATGAGGAGGTAGTCAATGGCTCAGCGAATGAATAAGCGATTCCTCGACTGTTCAAAGATGACGATCGAAGAGGCAGAATCGTACGGTACAGGATTGGCCGAGCAACAACGCGATGTGATGTTCCAGCTTGGCGACCTCGCTCGATATGCGGAGGCACGGTGGCCGGATAATCATTACCAGGTCTGGCCGGAATGGGTTTCACATGGGCTGATTGCTCGAGCTGCTGGCGTGGCGAGAGCATACCCAAATCAGGCGGATCGATTGCACGACGTTACTTATACGCAGTACATGCAAAATTCAGGACGACAGGATCGTCACGAGCGACTCGCGGCTATCGTCGAAAAGGGTTTGACGTCGGACGAATCACGCAAGGCCGATTGGGGGGAACGACAACGTTGGCTCCTAGCTTTCGATGTGCATTTTTTCCTGCATAAATATTGGTATTCGGGTGCCGAGCTTGAATCAGCTATGTCGGTGTCGTCATGGATTGGGCGACTCGTCGAAAGGCTCAAAGAAAAACAACTCACTGACGTTGTGTGCTGCTTTGACAGCAAGCGAAACCATCGGAAGGAATTAGTCAGAAACGCAGGGTGGGAAGATCAGTACAAAGATCGTCCGCCAAAACCAGAGGGACTGGGCCAACAATTGACGTTGGTGCGTGAACTGTTGGAAAAGGCTGGTTACTGTTGTGTTTCGCAAGACGGTTTTGAGGCCGATGATTTACTCGCCAGCTTTTCGAAGCAATTCGACGGGCGAGTATCGATTAGTTCTGCCGATAAGGATTTGCGTCAATGCCTTAGCGACAAGTGCAACATGCTACTCGATGTCACTTGGTCCGAGGACGAAACGAGCGGCGACATGATTCCAGACTACAAGTGGCTCAGCGGTAAGTCTCATACGGAGGCAACCGGAATTAGGCCGGATCAGTGGGCAGAATACCAGGCGATCATGGGAGATGCAGTCGATGGCATCAAAGGGGTGCCTGGAGTGGGTGCCAAAGGTGCTGCGGATCTGATCAAAGAATTCGGCACAGTCGAGGGTGCGATTCAGGCCGCGAAGGATGATCACGAATCTATTCGTCCAAAGAAGCGTGAGGCACTGATTGAATTTGAGCCGAAGGCGGACATCACGCGGCAGCTCGTGTTGCTAAAAACGGATCTGGAAATTCCAACGACAACGAGAATCTAAATGCCGAAACGCAGGAAGCGAACCAATTCCAAAGTGCCAGCGAAGGGGCGATTGCGAGATATGGCCGATCGCCTTTGGTCTAGAGCGGTTCGAGATGACTGGGCCAACCGTTGTGCGGTCTGCGGTAAGGGAAAGGTCGAAGCACATCACTTGGCGCCCAGGCAATTCGAGGCGACTCGATACAACCTCCTAAATGGAGTGGCATTATGTGCGAGTTGTCACAAATTCAACCCAGACATCTCGCCACATTTGAACGCATCGGGCTGGATGGATTGGTTGCGGTCTGAGCATCCAATTTTGGCTCAGTGGTATGAAAACAACCCTCGGCCAGAATTCCATGGGACGAAGAATGCGGCGTACTACGTGGCACATATTCAGCGGCTGCGGCAATACGTCGATGAGGATGACGCGGAAGAGATCATTGGAATCAGATTCATTACATTTTTAAGGGAAACGCAATAATGCTCGTTGTATCAAGGAAGAAAAACGAGGTGATTATGCTGGGCGATAATATTCGGCTGGTAGTGGTGCAAATTAAAGGTGAGAAAGTGCGATTAGGAATTGAGGCGCCGCTTGAGATGCCTGTACATCGCCAGGAGGTTTACGACGCTATTCAGCGTGACAACGACGACCGGAATACAGATTCCGCTTGACTCGATTCTGTGAATTCGGCATGATGTGGGCTCACCACCTTACACGTTAGCAATTCAAGCCCCCCCTGTTTCTATGCCCCGTGTTCGTTGTGGTGACTAAATTCTGGGCGACACAGGGGGGCACTAATTCAATGGAGTGGTTGACATCGATTAGGGCGATGGTAGATTGATTGGCACTGGTGACTGGACCTCACCAAAGACCACCCACAAACCCTGTCGCGCAACTCTCGTGCCATCCGCACAATGAGGTCCAGTCACGCGGCAGGGTTTTTTATGGAGTGACGGAATGATTGCCAGGATGTCTGAATTCAACCGTGATCTTTTCTCGGATGCTGATTTAGCGAGACTTGATTTGATCGGAACGACGTTCAAATGGATTCATGAAACGTGGGGGGAAACCGATGCCGCAGCGATGGTGATTGGTGGCCATCTCCTTAGTATCGCGAAGGAAATATGCGAGGCCTCCGAATGAAAACCAAGCCACTGCCCATTGATCTACTCGTGACGGATGCAGACACGCAAAGCAGGCTGTCGATCCACGGTGAGACGGTTGAAGTCTACGCAGAATTAATCGAGGAGAGCGGGACCGAGTGGCCATTCCCTCCAGTGGACGTATTCCACGACGGCAATCGGTACATGGTGGCAGATGGATTCCACCGAGTACTCGGCGCGGCGAATACCAAACGGGCATCGATTCCGTGCATTGTCCACAAGGGGACAGCGACAGACGCACGCATATTCGCGATGACGGCCAACGATTCTCACGGTCTGCGGATGAGCCGAGCAGACAAGCGGGGATGTGTAGAATGGCTGCTCGACGCTAGCCCGAAGCGTACGCAGGAGCAAATATCAAAACTGGCAGGAGTCACGACGCGAACCGTCAAGAGAATCGTGGCAGACAGAAAGGTGACATTGTCACCATACCAGGGAGGGGTTAGTAACGATTCAGGAGAGGATGGCCGAACGGATTCGGACGGCACGGAGCCCACAGAGGAGACCGCTCACCAGCCTGCCGAGGATGGCACGGAATCGGCTGGTGAGGATATTGGAGCGACGAATACCGAGTGGGAGGACGTGGATGAATCGATTCCAGAGCCCGAAGAGCCATCGAAACCGGATCCCGAAAAGTGCAAGAACCTAGCGAATCAGTATCGTGACAAGCTCGCACGGGCGATCTGCGATTACCACCAATTGACACCGAATCGGGACGAGCGTGATCGGTTGGTTAAGTTGGTGCAGGGAGTGGATTTATGGTAACTACCATGATGATCGAATTACCGTCACTCTACGGCCATCAAGAAACGATGCGCGACGACATCCGAGCGGCACTCGCCAAACATCGCCGGGTGATTCTGTGTGCTCCTCCGGGGACGGGCAAAACTCGGCTAGCTAAATGGATCATGGGATCGTTCGCCAACCGAGAGAAGCGGGACGGCGAATCAGGGCGGGCGATTTTCGCGGTTCAGCGGCGGGGCTTGGTCACGAATGCGTCGGATTCATTCGGGGAAGAGCCTGAATTACCCCATGGAATCATCATGGCAGGGCGTGAGACTTCGCCTGTTTGGCATCTTCAGGTGGCATCGATCGACACCATTAATTCGTGGTATTGCGAGGGTGGAACGTACGCCACGGATTGGACGTACGATCTAATAGTTTACGACGAGACGCACAGCCACATCGCCAAGCTGCGTACGTTCCTCGTTGCCCATGATGCCAAGCGGAAAGAATTGGGACTCAAGCCGTGCTTTGTCCTGGGACTCAGCGCGACACCACAGCACAAGGAATTGAATAAGGTCTACCGGTCAATCGTGAATGGGCCGTCTCCATCGTGGCTGATAGAGAATGGATACCTGAGCCCATTTCGATACTACCAGTGCACGCAGGGGCAGCTAGGGAAGCTCGTCAAGAGCGGCGACGATTACACACAGGACAGCGTATCGGAAGCGATGGCGGGGCTAGCTGGCGATCTGGTGGCGGATTGGAAGCGACTCGCAGAGGGACGCGCCACGGTTGGATTTTTCCCACGACGGACACATGCCAAAGATGCGATGGAATTATTGCGGGCCAGCGGAATTGACGCACACTACGTGGATGGCGAAACATCCGACGAGGATCGACAAGGGCTGTTCGGGCGACTGAATGCCGGGGCCATCGACTATATCTGCAACGTGGGCGTTATCGAGCGTGGCACTGATATTCCTCGCGTGAGTTGTATCCAGATGTGTACCGCAGTCGGAAGCGTCGTACGGTGGCGGCAAATGATCGGGCGTGGATCCCGAATTCACCCGGCGAAAAAGGATTGCCTCGTGTTGGATCATTCGTCGGGGATTCGGGATCACGGATTTTTCGACGACGATATCGAATGGACGTTGGAATGGGGTGAGCGTCCGAGTAAGGATCATGAGCCAAGATCGACGGTGGAATGTCCATCCTGCAAGGCAGTGTATCGAGGCGGAAAATGCAACGCCTGCGGATACGAGCCAACCGCGAAAGAGCGGAAGAGCCAGGGGTTGGAATTCACTGGCGGCGAATTAAAAGAGGTGACGAAAAAAGAGCGGAAAGAGCCAGCTAAAAAGACATGCGAACAGATGATGATATCGGCGTTATTCGTCGTCGGTCGGCGCGGTGGCACTTGGGGGCAAGCGTGGTACATCGCGAAAAAGATGGCTGACAAACAGGGTACACAGCTTCGCGTTCCCTCGTCGATCGAGGTGGCCGGCAGAAACTACAGGATGATTCCGTATGGTCACCCAGACGCGAAGTTGCGAGTACGTGACACGTATGGGTTCACTGTTGGGAATTATTCCGATGGCGACAATCCATACCGGCAGTAACTGAGTCAAAGGGAAAGACACATTGCACGAGTGGCATTGCACAGAATCAGGAATCGATTCCGATGGAGTGGGACAGCAACGCGGCGTGGAAACGACAGATAGAGCGGACGCTGAATCGCCTCGGCTCGATGGTGACGGGCAACCAAAAATTTCAGGCGGATCGAATAGCTGACGTGATTGAGCAGATCGACGAATTGCGGCAGGAATTGAAACGGGTTGCGGATCGTCAGGACGTTATGGCGGATTGGATTAAGGCGAATATTCCGAAGAAGGAACAGGAGGATGATTGAATGGAGATGGGGGAAACTCGGTGGATTAAATTAGCTAGTCGAGTTGTCAATGGTGAGTCAATGGTGGATATAGCTGCGGGTGAAAAGTGTGGAACCACGACGGTGCGACAGATGGTTCTCAAGGCATTCCGCGCCAAGAATCCGATGCTATATGAATCGTTGAAGCAGAGAATGAAGGGAGGATGCTATAGGGAGCCTTCGATGAAATTGCTAGTCGAACATGCTGTATTTTTTGGCATAGGCCCGTCAGTTAAAAGTAGATCCCCAAAGGATAACCGGTTCACCGAGTGCGTATTTACTGCGATGGACGCGGTGCTTCCGTTGAGGGAGCACCATAAAGACGATACGGCAAATATTATCTCGATATTGCAGCGGATGATAATCAACCAAAACAAGCTGTTGCAGGCTGATTCCAGAAATTGAAACGGGTTGCGGATCGACAGGACAAGATAGCGGAATTTATTCGAGCGAATATTCCAAAGAGTTGTGGTGAGTCGGGGGAGTGAATGAGGCTTTTGTTTGTTTGCCTGATCGGTTTGGAATCGTGCGGGTTCTTCGAGTTCACTCCCCTTTTTTTTAACCCGGTGCCGTTGTTGACACCGGGCGATTCCAGAGGTTAGACTTTTCTAATCGGGAGTTGAACGCCCCGAATTCACCCAGAGCGATATCATGACTACAATCAAAACATCGGCACGCATCCCCTTCGAGTATCGCTCCTCGAATATGCTCCGATCATTGCCCCGGTCAACCGTTCAGTTGGCGCGGGGTTTTTTTATGGAGTAATCATGGATGTAGCTAAGGTGAGAATCAAATGGGCCGATAAGGAATCCGCGGTCAGGGAATTAGAACGCAACGGGAAAGTTGATCCGGCTGACCTGATTCAAGCTGCGAGGAATCCAGATCATCCCTGTCACTGTGATTTCACATGGGACATCGAGGAAGCGGCGAATGAGCGTTGGCGGGACCAAGCACGCAAGATCATTCGCACATGTAAATTCGAGGTGATCACAACAGAGATAACCGCATCAACGGTGCGGTATGTCGAATCGCCAACCGATCAGGGAATGTTTGCCAGTCTGCCAAAGATGCGAGGCGTGCAGAATACGTCGTCGGTAATGGCGAAGGAATTAGGAATGCTTCACGGGAATGCGTCGAGAGTCTACGGAATCGCTCTGGCAAAGCAGGGGATCATTGGTGCCGAATTGGTTTCGTTGCTGCAATCGATTCGGGATCAGATTGGGTCGATTAAGGATAGTGTCTAGGCTGGGTTGGGAGTGGTATGGATCGATATAGCCGGGCGAGGCGGTCAAGGCGAGGCGTGTTGCGGTCTGGTGAGGTGCGGTATGGCGGGGCTGTCACGGTATGGCGGGGCGGGGTCAGGTCGGGAATGGATAGGCGGTCGTGGCAGGCTGGGTAGGGTCGGGCCGGGTGTGGCGAGGTTTGGCTGTCAAAAGAGTTTTTGTTTTTTGATTCGGGCGTGTGTCCCGAGTCTCCTACGTAACAGGGAACGACATAAAGTTCCCACACAAGGAGAGTAACGATGGCGAAAGTAACGATGGACAAGGCGATTGAAGTAGAACCCCTACGGAGTAAAAGAATCACGGTATGGCTAAAAGGCGAGACACCGTTGATTTGTAACCGGATGGCAGGAAAGGCAATGCGTGAATTACTCATGCCCAAAGGCCGAAAGAATGCTGCAGAGAAAGCACAATCCCTCAAGCATGATCCGATCAGTGAATTCCGAAACTCAATGAGCATGCAGACGGGGGACGATTGCAATACGCGACTGGTCTTTCCATCGCCAGCGATCAAAGGGGCAATGGCCACGGCTGGACTGGAGACCAAAGGAACCACTAAGGCTCAGATTGGCCGACTGGTTTGGGTAGAGGGTTATTCATGTGAGTTGTACGGTGTCCCAAAGGTCTTTATGGCGATCGTGCGGTCGGCTGACATGAATCGGACTCCAGACGTTCGCACGCGGGCGATGCTGATGGAGTGGTGCCTCCAGGTCACGATATCATTCGTAACCCCTCAGATGTCCGAGCAGTCGATTATGCAACTGCTTTCCAATGGAGGTATCATCGTCGGAATCGGTGACTTTCGACAGGAAAAAGGAAAAGGAAACTTCGGTCAGTTCTCGGTTTCGACTGAGGCGAAGTGCAAGGACATCATTAAAAATGGTGGTCTGATTCACCAGGACGAGGCACTTGATAATCCTGAGTGCGTCGATGCTGACACTGAAGAATTGCTGGCATGGTTCCAGTCGGAAGTTGAAGTCCGAGGGAAATCGGAGCTATTGCAACCGACTAACGGCAAAGCCTAATCGATAGTGTCACGGCGAGGCGGTCTTGGTTAGGTCGGGCTAGGCACGGCGAGGCGGGGCTGGGTGAGGTTTGGCGGTCGAGGCATGAATAGGCGGGTCCAGGTGCGGCAGGGTCGGGCAGGGCGGTCCGATTTACGGCACGGCTGGGCTAGGTGCGGCAGTCAAGGCGGTCGTGCCAGGATCAGGCGAGGTGCGGTGAGGTTCGGCGTGGCGGGGTCATGGTCCGGTCCGGTGTGGTTGTTGACTCAGGACGATTCTAGATGCTAGACTTTGCTGATTGGGTTTGACTTCCCCTCTTGCAACAGAGTGAGAACATGAATCACAATTCAAACATCGGTACGCATCGCTCGACGGTCTCACTCCCGTTGACTGCTCCGATCATCGCCCCGGTCATGTTTAGTCAACATGGCGCGGGGTCTTTTCATGGAGTTTGAAACGGCATGGAGCTAATCACAAAGTCATTTGCCGATCAGTGCATTGCGTTTCCAGCGAGGGTGGATTCTGTGCTTGCTGAAGTCACGACAGTCGCAGGCGCCAAAGACCGACTAGGCAAGGCGTCAGCTATGCAGCATTACGCTGACCGACTGAAGGCTGGAATTGAGATACAAGCACCGATTGCGGTTGGCGTTTTGAAGATCAAGACGAAGCTGGGTGAGTTGATGCCAGCTGAAAAGGGCGGACGCGGAAATAAAGCCCCCAAGCTGCTTGGGGGCTTTTCTGAGCCAACGATTACGGCCTACCGCAAGATGGCAGCCAACGCGGAAAAGCTGGACGATTACGCCGATGCGACTGATGACGTACCGACGCAAGGTGAATTCCTGAAGTACATCGCCAACGGTAGCATCATCGCGACCAAGCACGGTAACGGTGTCGTCGATTGGTACACTCCCGAGAAGTACATCGATGCAGTGCGAAAAGTGCTAGGAGAAATCGACCTCGATCCAGCCACGTCAAAGTGTGCACAGGACATCATCAAGGCGACGACACACTACACGGAAGCCGATGACGGACTATCGAAGGAATGGGCCGGGCGAGTGTATTTGAATCCACCGTTTAAGATGCCGGACGTCCAGTCGTTTGTTTACAAGCTTTGCGATTCCATCGAATCCAAGGCAGTAAGCCAAGCCATCATGCTGACCAACAACAACGCCGATACGAAGTGGTTTCATCGTGCCGCCAGTTTGAGCCAAGGCGTCTGCTTCACTGCAGGACGCATTTCCTTCTACAACGCTGCTGGGGATCAATCATCCCCGACTAATGGGCAATCGTTTTGCTACTTCGGCAAGAGGCAGGCGGCGTTTGCTCGCGAATTCAGCAAGTTGGGAGTCGTCTTGTGTCCGACATCAAAGACAAAATAAACGCCAGCGCGGACGCATTCCATACGAAGCTTTGGCCACTGATTGAGACCAAGCTTGGCGGCGGCCGTCTCGTCCATGTCGAGTCTGTTTCTGACTCAGACTTCTTCAAGCAAGTACTCGATATGTATGGCGGAATTGATACGTGGCACGTCAATGATAGTAAGTCGCTAGTGCGGGGGTTGGCATCGAGAATGCAAAGGACGAAGCGAGTGTTTCGTACATTCACGATTCGCTACCGCAAGAGGAGTGGATGTAATACTGAAATCCACAAGCGGATGAAGTCGCTCCAGCAACCAGGGCAATGGCTGCATCCGTCTTTGGTATTGCAAGGCTACTTTTCTCCAACTGATGGCGGCGGTTACGGAGAACCTAAAGCTGCAGCGATTGCGAGGATGGACGACGTTATCCGAATTATCTGCGATGGTCATCAAGGCAAGGACTATCGCGATCCTGGCGATTGGTATCTAGACGTGACAAGTGCCAAGTGGGGCAATCGCGACAACACAGAGTTTGCAGTTGTGCCGGTGTCGTCTCTTGAAAACGCTGGAATGAAAACGAGTTGGATGGAATTCAAATAACAGCCCCTGATGGCAAAACAGGAACGTGTGCGGCTGCCCGCCTGGATCTGAGGATCGAATAGGGTGTGTCCAAATCCGGTATCTTCGGGACGTATGAACTCGACTCAATTGGAGTTGGCCCGAAGACGGCGGCGAATCGATTCGTCGTTAATTCACCCGGTGCCGAGGAGCCATTGGGTTGGCTGATTGCAGGGCTTTGTGCTGCGGAGCGGGTGGGGGGAGTTGCGCAACGAGGTTGCTTCAATACAGACAAAAACGGTTGGCCCCTAGTTACCTGGCCGGCATCGATTCCAGTCCATGGCTTTCCCTGCCTGCCGAAAAACCTTTAGAGAGAAAATAAATGATAGATCGATTAGGACTACCCACATGCGAGGACGAAGACGTTGTGATGGAGATGCTAAAGATGCCCATTAGCAGCCTGTCAGAGACACAGATTCGGATGCTGGACGACTGGGTGGCGCCACGGTTGCGAGCGGTTCAGGATTCGTATTCACGGCATCCATTCAGTGCGAGAGATAGGTATGGTGTGTTGGGATGGGTGCAGTCGGGGAAAAAATGAGACTAATTACTGTACTGTCGAAACCGATCGAGACGTGGATATTTGTCTACGACGACCATCGAGTTGTTGACGTTTTACGCTTGCTTGGGGAATATGCTGCTGACCCAGAGATGAGCTTTAATTGGTACGATGCAGCGAAATTAGCTCGCGAAATACGCGACCCAAAAACCGAATTAGGAGACGAGACATGGAATGGATTGCGATAGTGACGATGATCGTGGAGATGATCCAAAAATGCCGAGAGGACAGGGACAACGAATCGATTACGGCGATCGCCTTGAATCGGCCTGTCGGACGGTGGCTAATTCGACGTGAGATGAAGTCTCGTGGATTACGAGGGAAGAAACTCCGTGCAGCGATGCAAAAAGTCAGCGACTACAAGATGTCGGATTCTGACGTTGAGGCGTTTGTTGAAAACGCATAACCCAAACAACGAGGTAGAAAATGAATGCTCTTTTACTTTTGGCACTGTCAGCAACCGCACAGATACCGGTTGTGATCGATGTGCCACCGGGGACGTACGTTGTGCGAATTACGGCCAAGGCGGATGGGACGGCGACCGTCACGCAGCTCAAAGTTCACTCGCTGGTTGCTGGGCCGGAAGTCGATCCGATCCCTCCTACTACGGGCGATCTGACGGAATTTTCCAAGCGAGTGCAAAGCCTAACCGCTGCCGTAGACGACGAGCCCGAAACACTTCAGGCGTTTGCGATGCTGTACGACGCGGTTGCAAAAGGCGTCACAGACGGATCAATTAAGGTTGAGAATGCGAATAAGTCGCTGGCGCTAGGCTCGAATGCGATCGTCGGACGGACAAGCACGGGCGAAAAATGGAAGGCGTGGCGCGAGGGTGTCAGTGCGGAATTGCTGACCCGTGCGGCAAGCGGGAAGTATTCGACACCTGAGGAGATCGCCGGTACTCTAGATGAGGTTGTCGCCGGGATAAACGCACATGCTGATTCGTCGGGGCTATTTGAGCGATTGGATCCCGACAAACTGCAAAAGTGGTTGGAATTTATCGTCAAGCTAATTGCACTATTCCAGGGGCTCTAGGATGACGCTCGATTCAAGAGTGCGGAAGATGCTGGAATACGGTCACGGTTTGGCCCAGGGAATTGAGCCGGGCGAGGCGGTGGTCAACGAGTCGACGATTGCTAACATTGTGGCATCGTGGCAAGAGATCATGAGTCTCAAGGTGGATGGCGATCTTGGTCCAATTACGAATGCCAGTCTACTGGTTGAGCGGTGCGGTTGTCCCGATCACCAGGCGGCAGGACAGGGGACGTTCTACGATCCTTGCTTTTCGGAGGGGATCCGTTTTAGCTTCGATGATCGTCGTCGTCCGTCGTCGTTTTCTGCTGCTCATTCGGAGCAGATGATTGACGATGTTGTGGCGGCGTATGCTGCAATCGGTGCCAGGTTGATCCGGGTTGAACCAGGCGATCACGAGACGATTCGGAGCTATTGGGAGCCACTTAGAGGATCAACTATTGGGCTCGCACAACTCACGAATGGACCATGCGGGCAACGTCTATTCTGCAAGATCGATCCCGATTACGGTCGTGCTGGCCTAGTGCAAATGTCGGCATTGTGGTGCCACGAGATCGGCCATAATTTCGGGCTACGTCATACGCAATCTGGTATCATGAGCCCAACGATTGTTAAGCTTAATTCGTTCGATGGCTGGACGAAAAGCGATCCATCCCATCGGACGCTGCAACGGTGGTACGGTGGTCGTCCGATCAATCCTCCACCGGTTGAGCCAATTCCAGCGGATGGAATCACGCTAGATGTCGGCAATATACTAGTGACGGCTAAAGACTCGGATGGCAAAAAACTAGGAACTTGGATCCCCGTCGTCGTTGATGGTAAACTGATCCAACTGCGTCCATGGGAAAACGTCTAAAAGGGAATTGATCCATGAAGTTTATCGCGTTGGTTTTGCTGTCGGTGCCGTGTTTTGCTCAGGATTACTCGCCAGAGACGGCAACGATTCCGGTGCTGGATTACTCGCCAGAGACGGCAACAATTCCAATTCCAGATCCACAGCACGGAAGTAGGTGGACGTATCCAGGGAATATCTTTAGCCACCTCGGCGGCGCGAATCACCGTCACGATATCGTTGGCGATTATTCCGGGTTGACTCGAAAGCAGGCCGAGGACTTACACAGCGATCTGCACAACACAGGGCAAACGCTCAATGCTGCGGACTACGGTTCGGTGGCTACTGTGAGCTACGCGCCGGAATTATTAGCTACGGCAGGTTGTCCCGATGGACAATGTCCGGTGAGGATGTCGCCTGTGCGTCGTGTTTCGTCGGCTGGGTTGGCTATTACGCAGAGATCGCGGTCGATAGTCCAGCGTGGGAATCGTCGCGTGCGTGGATTCTTCGGTCGGTTGTTTCAGAGATTCCGTCGATAGGGGAAAAGCATGTTGTGGGACAAGGTGGACGGCTACAAGACATATCTGACGGCAGCGGCTATTGCAGTCTATGCCATTGCCGGGGTTGCATTGGGTCTACACTCGCAGGACCGGGTGATTGAATTATTCCTGCAAGCCTTTGCTCTAGTCGGATTGCGTCACGGAATCGCCAAGGTTTAAGCATGGGGCAATGGTATGGATGCAGCAATTGCGAGCATCATCGGTAATTTAGGCGTCGGTGGAATTCTGGCAGGAATGTTTTACCTGCACTTATTTAAGGTGGTGCCGATTAAAGAAAAACACGCAACCGAAGAACGTGAGCGGTTGGTGTTTGCGTTTCGCGAGGAATCAGAATCACAACGTCGGCTATTCAGGGAAGAGCAATCGGCGGCAAGGCAACAGCACGAAGAGCTGATGAACCGGCTTGTTAAGGCAATTACAAATAGCACGAACAAAGATTGAGATGATGGACATCGAAAAACTAAAATCCGAGTTAACCGCTGACCCCGTTTCGATGGGCTACGCTGCACTCAGTGACGCTGACGCAGCGGCAGCAATCAACCTCGCGGATCTTGCCTACACGGTTCCGCTCAATAGTCGCACGTCTCTATCCTGGGCGATGCGAACCGGACGACTGTGGGACATCGAAAAAGCGACGACAACAGGCACACCTGCCATCCAATCGATTGCTCTTGGCGTGAAACACTTGCTAGGTCGTTCCGATACTGAAATCGATATGGGTAACTCGGATCACGTGGCAATGATAGATGGACTTGTAGCGGCCGGGGTTCTCGACGCGGCAGATAAGGCGGAACTAGTGACGATGGCAACGAGCCAACGCAGTCGCGCAGACGAATTGGGGCTTGGTCAAGTGAGAGTCGGACACGTACAGGAGGCACGGCGATGAGTAAAATGATAGCATTTGGTGTTTCGGGGTCATTCGTCCCGGTTGATTCTGGTACATCTTGGCTAGCAGACGTAGCGACGAGTGATTATTCATGGGTCGCCATTACACTTTCGGGAGTGGCTGATGCGGCAGGTAGGCAATCGGCCAAGGCTGATTTGGGCCTAGTCCGCCCCCGCGAATGGGACTTATTCGGGTGTGTGGATTACACCGGCGAAACCCCCACGGCTGGCGAAACGATAGACTACTATTGGGCATCGTCATCCAGCGGGACCGCCGGGAATTCCAATCTATTCGGAAACAGCGGAGGCGACGCAGATTGCCCTGGTGGTGCAATTGGTTCGCTGACCTTGGCGGAATTCCTAGACGGATGTCAATTCATTGGAAGTTTGGTGACTAGCGACGATGCGGCGGTGCAGAATCAGCAGGTCAATAAAGCCGGCCCATGGATTCCTAGTAGTCGCTTTGGCCAGCTGATCGTCGTCAATAACGGAGGCGACGCGTTTGAAGCCGATGACGTGGAAGCACACCAGGTAGCAATTCCTAGGGGCTGAAATGGGTAGTGTGATTCAGACGGGTTTCAGTGATCTACTATATCCCTCATTAAGTGTGGGGAAAGTGTTATCCTTTTCCAACCGGTTTCAGGGTACTGGCGGAACTGTTTTCCGGGATCAGAGTCCCCGTGATAATGATGGAAATTTAGCGGGGGCTACTACCGGAGTTATTCTTAAGCACGAATATTTGCTCGATGGTGTCGACGACTATGTCGCGTGTGGCGATATCAAGACCACCGGGCCCGCGACTGTGTCGATGTGGATTTACCCTACCGCCGAAGATGATCGGCGACTTTGGGCTCAGGCGTCTGGATCAACAGGCCAGAGTGGTGCGGCTGGAATCAACAGCGGTCTTTTGCGGATTTGGAACGGGGGTGCCTGGAAGACCGTTGTCAGTAGCGGGATTGCACTGAATGAGTGGCAGCATGTGTTAGTAACTTACAACGGTAACACTACCGCTACCGGTTGGTTGAATGGGAATGAGAACACAACAACCGGTGTCGGTACTGATTTTGAGTTCGACGGCGTCGGATTCGATTTGTTCGGGCGGCTCGTGCGTTCATTCGGAAATGAATTCGAAGGGCGTTGCAAAGACGTCATTATCTACAGCCGTGCTTTAGCGGATGACGAAATTCGCACGTTAGCTATACGTCCAGACATCGCGACGGAGCGAACTCCCTACGTCTACGAGCCAATTCGGACGCTAACCTACCCATCGTTGAGCCGGGGGAGAGTCGGGGCGTGGTGTCCGAGTGAGCAAGGTCCGGGTGGGTTGATTCTGAGGGATTTGAGTGGTGGTAAGAATCATGATGGCACGTTTGTAAGCATGCTGACGGACAGCTGGCAAAACCAGTCGCTCTACTTCGATGGGACGGAATACGTAGAGATACCCTATTCGAATAAATTCAATCCCAAGTCTATAACGGTCGAAGCTTGGATTAATACAACGATGGCGGCATATGGGAATATCATCGACAGAGACCCTGAAGGGGCGGCTGGGCGACAATTTCAGTTTCGTGTAACACCGACGGGAGTCGCTGAATTTGTCTCGTTTATTGGCGGTGGATCAAATGCGACTACCGGAGTAACAGCCGTCAATACTGGAAAATGGGTCCACGTCGCGGCATCCTATCAAGTGGGATCCGGGCAGCAAATTGTATGGGTCAATGGCAAGCCAGATACAGTAGAGGCTAAGTCGGGGGCGGGGCTTGATTCCGAGACATCGACAGACGCCAAGCTATGGATTGGCACACATGGCAACGGAACCAAGACACAGAAATTTACTGGCTATATCGACGCTGCATCGCTCTACAGCCGAGCTCTGAATCCCGCAGACATTCGGCTACTCGCAACACGCAGAAAAATAGCCTACGAAACCGATTCGTTAGTCTCCCCGTTTGCAGCTCAATGGGGATCGGTAGCAGCAGCACCGCCGCCGCCTTCGGGTGGAATGCCTATGCTGGCCATGAATCATTATCGAAATGCAGGAGCACTCTGATGGCCTTCCAAGGGTTCTTGAAACAATCGACAGCTATTGACATTCTGCTAGGCCCATTCGTTGATGATACTGATGGTGTTTCGCCAGAGGCAGGTCTAACGATTGCAGCGGCGGACGTACTCCTGTCCAAGGCAGGCCAAACGCTGGCACTTAAAAGCGATGTAACAGCATGCGCGGCCGATGGCAGTGAGGGCGATTACAACTGCGAATTAGACGCCACCGATACCAACACGGTTGGTCAATTAACAATTCGATGTAGCCCAACTGGTGCCCTACCAGTGCGACTGGATTACCACGTAGTTGAAGAGGCTGTCTATGATGCGATGTACGGAGGCAGTGCCGCGGGACCACTCCAGAGCACTACAGCGGCACGCACTCTCGACGTGACTGCAACGGGGGCTGCTGGAATAGATTGGGGCAACGTGGAGAATCCCAGTACGGCGGTGGACTTGTCGTCTACAGATATTCAACTTTGTGATACGATCACTACATATACTGGAAACACAGTTCAGACAGCGGATCACACAGCTGGCATAGCCGATATACCAACGGTAGCAGAATTCAATGCACGCACTCTCGTAGCGGCATCGTACTTCGACCCCGCTGCGGATGCCGTGGCAAACGTAACATTAGTAGCCACCACGACGACCAATACCGACATGCGAGGCACCGATTCCGCTGCATTGGCGTCAGTGTGTACAGAGGCTCGCTTGGCGGAATTAGACGCGGCCAATTTGCCTGCTGACATCGACAACATCCTGCTGGATACAGCGGAGATCGGAGCGGCAGGAGCCGGCCTAACGAGCATATTCACTACGCAAATGACCGAGAGCTATTCCGCTGATGGAGCGGCACCGACACCGGCACAGAGTCTATTCCTGATCCAACAGTCACTGACAGAAGTGGCTATTTCGTCGACAACCGAAACGATTAAGAAACTCGATGGCTCGACAGCAGCGGCAACGCTCACACTCGATTCTGCCTCGGCGCCAACCTCCAAGACGAGGGCGACATAATGCGAGCCAGCACTCGCGAATTAGTCTTGGTCGCTGGGATAATATCCGCTCCATTCTGGATGATGGCGTCGAATTGGGGCGACATGTCCGAAGCCGCTAGCACTGGATTAGGTGCGGCATTGGCTCCAATTCTGCTGGCAGCATATCGTAAGCTGATGGGTGGATCGGGCGAATTACTCATGGCTGATTTGCGGTTGCCGGATGGAAAGAGCGTAAATCAGGCGAGCTATTGGAGAGGATATAAAGACGCTGGGGGAGAAAGCTAGTGGCTATCGGGCAAGTACTCACGGGCGGATTAGGCAACGGCACTCTCACCACGACGATCCCGTTGGTGCTATTGAGAGGGCTGACGTCCGCAGTGACATTGCCGCCAGACACCCCAGGGATTGAGGCAGTGCAGGCCGGTACGCTGATACACGCAAGGCAGGCCGGTACATTGATTCACGCAACGCAACCCAATACACGATTGCATCTAGTCGACGATGGAGGTGAATTCTAATGGCCGGCATATACCTACAGCAGGAATACAATATAGCAGCGGGTGACACAGAGACGGTCAGCATCGATTGTACCGATCACCTCGACGGCACTGAGCTATTGAGCACAGTCGATTCCGTCACGGTCAGCAGTGGGCCAACAGGCTCGACAATCAGCAGCGTGGCGGTTAGTACCGCAACATACGTTGATGCGTATCGTGCGGTTACGGTTGCCGTTGGATGTGCAGCCCAATTCAAACTGGCGACAACTACAACCACAGGCACGTATGACGTCAAGTATCAAGTGACGACAGATGCCGGTCGGATATGGACGAGGCACGTCTTGATCCATGCGAAATAGTAGGTACTTTCTGCGGATGTAG